AATCGAGCCGGGCGACGAAGCGCTCTATCCGCTCGCGGCCGAATACCGCTACGCCGAACGCGCGAGCGACGACACACGCCGGCAGCGGCCGAAGCATATCGGTCCTGAACGGTTCTTCCGGCCCGCGCCGCACATCGCGCAGTCGATCGACCCGCCAGACATCGTGATCTGTCCGCGCATGCGGCAATACGGCGCGTCGAAGAACTGGCCGCGATGGGCGTGGTTGTCGCTGATGCTGCGCGGCGAGGGGCTCAGCGTGTTCGCTGCGGGCGCGCCGGACTCGAGCGCCGACGTGCACTGCGCAAAGGCATGGGATTATCCGCGCTTCCTCGACGCGTCCATCCAGGCCATGCGCGCGGCAAAGCTGTGCATCGCGACGACAGCGGGCCTGTCCCTGCTCGCGGTGTTGTGCGGCACGCCGCTGCTGTTGATCACGTATCGCGGGCTGGTCGCGCCGGGCCCACAGGTCGACGCGTTGCGGCGCGTACTGCAGCCGTCGTACGGCGCGGTGCCGTTCGATCGCTTCTACCGGCCGATGGTGAGATTTTCCGGCTCGTGGGTCAACACGGTCGACGCGTGGGACTATCCGGACGCGGTCATCGAAAGCGCGCTAGACATGCTCGCGGCTCCGCCGCGCCCACCAGCATCACACCGGCCGTCGATTGGCGTGCCATGCTGACGGCGACGCAGGACTACTCGGTCTGGCTCACGCCGGAACGGCTCGCGGTCGAGGAGGAGCTGTGGCGCGAGGTTGCGATCTATCGGCTGTATGCCGACGAAGTGCTCAAGACGATCCTCGAGCACGACTGCCGCAGGGTCATCGAGATTGGCTGCGGTACCGGCTGGGTGCCGACGTGCCTGCCGCTCGACCACATCATCTACACGGGCGTCGATGCAAACGCCGATTGCCTGCGGCTCGCCCGTGAGAAAGTCGGCAGCCGCGTCCTGCTCCACGCCGACATCCGCGAGCTCAAGTGGGCGAGCTGCGACGTCGTCTGCTCGTTCGCGGTGCTGAAGCACTTCGCGCTGCACGAATGGGCCGACATCCTTGGCCGCGTGCTCTCGTTTGGGCGCTTCGGCGTGTTCACGATGAACGTCGGCGATGCGGACGTTGACGACGTCTCGCAGGGCTTCCCGCACACCTGGGTCTCTATGGCAACACTGATGGCCGCGGTCGAAGCGGCCGGCCACCGGATAGTATCGACCGAGCTGCTGCAAACCACGGAGACCATGGTGCGTACGTGTATTCGCTCGTAATCAGCACGATCGGCTGCCCGTTCCTGTTCGATTCGCTGGCGACACTGCGCTATCCGCCGGACGACATCATCGTCGTGCTGGACCTGGTCGGCCGCAAGTCGTCGACGCTGGATCAGGATTACCCGCTGCCGCAGCTCGAGCGCGACCTGCGCGAGCGCTACCCGGCAGTGCGGCTGCTGTACAACAACCCGTCCGGGCCGTGGGCGGTGATGAATCAGTGCTACAACATCGGCTGGCGGAACGCGCGGCACCCCTACGTCTGGTTCACGCACGACGACATCGAATATCCCGACTACGACTTCCCGTCTGCGCTGCGCCCGGTGCTGGAGGCGATCGAAGCGGACCGCGACATCCTGGGCAAGCGCATTGTCGGGCTGGTGCTGCCCGAGCATGAGATCCTGAACGAAGTGAACGTGCCGGATTATCCGGTCGGCACGTGGGGTATCGCGCAGTGCATTTCGCCCGTGTCGCAGGTCGTTTCCGTCGAGGCAATGCGTGAGATGGGCGGCTTCGATGAGGTCGACGGCGTCTGGTACGACGGGCAACTGCAGGCCGAGACGCACATCCGCGACTGGTGGTACGTGCTGCTGCCGACGCCGCTCATCCGGCACATGAGCAACCGCACCTATCGCGTCAACAATTGGGGCGCGCACTGGAAAGCGAACCCGGTCTGGGGCAATTACACGAAGAACTTTGAAAAGCGATACGGCGAGCCGTGGCGTCGTTCGATCGTGTCGCTGTTGCCGATGCAGCCGATCGATGACCCGCGCTACGGGGTGGCCCTTGCTCCTTGAATCGTGCCTCTGCGGCTCCGCGAACGCCACGCCCGAGACGTTGCACGGGCTGGAAATGCTGCGCTGCGAATGCGGCATTCTGCGGCAGCTCGTGCACGGCAATGAGGAAGCGCTCGCCGTCTGGTATCGCCAGAAGTACCACACCGACATCTACTACCACACGCCGGAGCAGGACCGCGAAGTTGCGCGCCTGCGGTTGGACGCCTACGCGCTCGCTCCGGGCGTCCGTCTACTCGATGTCGGGTCCGGCAACAACGCATTCGTGCAGGAAGCGCGCGCGCGCGGCATCGACGCGTGGGGCCAGGAAGTCGCAGAGCAGGCGGACGGGCCGCACACCTACATCGGGCCGCTCGCGTCGGTCCACTTCCCGGCCGATTACTTCGACGTGGTCACGCTGCACGACGTGCTCGAGCACATCCCCGACCCGCGGGCGCTCCTGCGTGAGATCCGGCGGCTGCTCAAGCCGAAGGGCACGCTCATCGTCGACTGGCCGCGCTTCCACGATCCGTCGGGCGCGCACCACTGGAAGCCGGTTGAACACCTGTGGATGCTGGATGACGCACAGCTCGCGCAGCTGCTCGAGTCAGAATCGTTTCACGTGGAAAAGACGGCGCACCCGGTCGCATCGAAGACAGTCCTCACCACGATAAACGGGCGGAGTGACAGCCGAGTGCGCATCCTGCTGCCGCCCGGCATGGGCGACGGCTACTGGGTGCTGGTCAAGCTGCGCAGCTTCCTCGCACAGCGCGGGATTACGCTGCCCGAAGTCTGGGTGCACGACTCCGGGCCGCGCCGGTCGGAAGACTTCTGGCGGCGCGTGCCGTTCGTGCGCTGGGGCGGTTACGCGCCGTTGCCGAAGCAGGACGGGGTTGCGCGCCAGGCATACACGCAGGCCGGTTTCGCAATTCAGGAGAACGTGCACGGCTTCGACTTTTTTCTGTCGTCCAACGGCGACCTCGAGCACGGCCGGAGCGTGGACGACGCGATACCCGGCGCTGCCGAGTGGGACGTGCCGCTCTTCCATCCGAAGGCCGAGCTCGAGGCGCGCGACGCGTACCGGGCGCGGTTCGGCGATTACATCGTCACCGCGTTCTGGGAGCAGGGCTTCTATACGAAGTGGCTGCAGCATTTTGGCGAGGCGGACATCGTCGAGACGCTCGCGTCGATTGCGGACACCGGCAAGACGGTGGTGATCACCGGCGCGGAATGGGACCGGGAGCGGATCGGTGCACGCATTGCCAGAGCGGACCCGCGCTTCATCGACCTGATCGGCGCGACCACGCTCGACCAGCTGTTCGGTCTGCTGTCTGGCGCGGTCGGCGTCTTCGGCTTCCCTGCCGGCTCGACGATGATGGGCCCGTACTTCGGCAAGCCGACCGCACTGCTCTGGCACGAGCATTTCCGGCCGGAATTCTGGCGCAACACGATCCCGCCGGACGCGTGCTACCTGCCGATCCCGGTCACCGGCGCGAAGCCCACCGACGTCGTGCGCGCGGTGCTCAACCTGATCAGCGGCGATGCGGTCGACCTGCCGGTTCCGACGCCCGTGCTGCGGCCGCGCCACTTCACCGGCAAGGCGCTCGGCCCCGTCACCGTCGATCGGCGTCACCTCACGAACGGGCTGCTTGAGCGGCGCCGTGCTGCCTGCGGGCTTCAGCTCGCGCCGGGTAACCTGCGCGTTGACGTCGAGAACATCGACCTGACGTTGCGGCTGCTGGGCGCACCGGCGCTCGAGACGGAGCAAGGTGCGCGTCTGGGCGCCTTGCGCTGGTGGCGGGCAACGATTCTGGTCGGCGGCGTGCGCGCGGACGGCTTCATCGTGCGTCACGAGCAGACCAGCGTGCCGTTCCTCGAGCTGGTCTCGACCGCTCCGTTCACGAACATCCGTGCCGGTACGCCGGTCTCGGTTGCGACGGAGGGCGCCGAGCCAATGCATCCACCTCCGCGTCCGTCCAGGCCCGCACCGGTGCGCGTCGTGCGCCAGCCGGCACGACGCGTCAAGCCGAATGCGCCCCAGCGGGTCATTCACCCGGCGACAGCGGTCGCGACGGACCTGATCCTCGCCGGTCAGGAGGCCGGCGTGCTGTCGCCGCATATGGCGTTGGTGCTCGGCGGCGGCGCATCGGTCTGGGACGACGTGCGCGCCATCGAGGCCATGCTCGGCCGGCCGTGGGACGGCTTCGTCGTCGCAGCCAACGACATCGGCTGCCACTGGCCGCGCCGGCTCGATTTCTGGGCGACGTTGCACCCGGAAAAGCTCAAGAAATGGACGGAGGTGCGGCGCGCGAACGGTTACGTCGACGGCTACGTTACCTGTGCGCGGCAGGCGGGCAAGAACCGCGGCGTCATGCGCGCCGTGCAGACGTGGCCCGGCGGCGGCTCTTCCGGCCTGCTCGCTGCTGGCCCCGTCGCCGTCGACCTGCTCGGCTGCACGCACGTCGTGCTCGCGGGCATGCCGATGGACCGCTCACCGTACTTCGCGGAATCGAAGGAACACCCGAAGGGCAAGAACTGGAGCACGGCCGACTCGCACTGGGCCGCGTGGGGCAAGAACATTGACCGGATGCGGGACCGCGTGAAAAGCTTCGGCGGCCGCACGCGGGACTTGCTCGGCGCGCCGACGCGGGAATGGTTACTCAGGATGCAGGAGGAAGCGGCGTGAAGCCAAAGACTGTCACGAAGACCGCTGCCAACAACGGCAACGGACACGCGCTACTGCCGCGCACCGAGCAGCTCGCGATCCTCTCGGAATCGCTGCTCCGCATGGGCTTCGGCCAGACGCACGGCCTGCAGTACAACGGCGATCGCGACCTGTTCGCGGTCGGCGGCTATCCGACGGCGCTCTCGTTCAACGACTACCTCAGCATGTACGAGCGCGACGGGATCGCCGGCCAAATCGTCGACATGGCGCCGGAAACGACCTGGCGCACGCCGGCCGAAGTCGTCGAGGAAGACCAGCAGGAAGAGGGCACCGAGTTTACGAACGCGTGGTCCGCGCTGGTCAAGCGGTTGCGCATCTGGCAGCGGCTCGAGCGCGCCGACCGGCTGTCGCGCATTGGCCGCTATTCCGTGCTGCTCATCGGCACTGCGGGCACCGACGACAAGGCGCTGCCAACGCCGATCCAAAAAGTGCAGGGGCCGGAGCAAATCCTGTACTTCTCGGCGTTCCACGAGAGCCATGCGAAGATTGACACCTGGGTCACCGACCCGCGCGACCCGCGGTTCGGCCTGCCGCTCACGTACAAGATCGACCTCTCGAGCGGTGTCGACGCGTTCCGGTCGCGGTTCGATTCCGGGCTGGGCACCGTTATCGTGCACTGGTCGCGCGTTATCCACATCGCGGAAGGGCTGCTGTCGGACGAAGTGTTCGGCCGTCCCGTGCTGCAACGCATCTGGAACGATCTGCACGACTTACAGAAGATCTCGACATCGACCGCCGAAGCGCACTGGCAGCGCGTTGCCGGTATCCTGACCGCGAGCATCGACCCGACGACGCAGGTCTCCGACGGCGACATCGACAAGCTCGAGGAGGATCTGAAAGAGATCTATCACGACCTGCGGCGCACACTGGTCGCGAAGGGTGTGACAGTCTCGCGCGTGGCCGAGTCGGAGCCGAACCCGGAGGCAGCCGACCTGTACATGACACGCATTGCCGCCGGTGCCGGCTACCCGAAGCGCATCCTGTTCGGGTCGGAGACCGGCGAGCGCGCGTCGACGGAAGACCAGAAGACGTATCTCGGCTCCATCAGCGAACGGCAGAAACAGCATGCAGAGCCGGGCATCCTGCGGCCGCTGATCGACCGCCTGATCTCCATCGGCGCACTGCCGCGTCCGGCCGACGGCACGTACCAATGCGTATGGCCGCCGCTATTTCAGGAGTCGGAGAAGGAAATTGCCGATGCGAACCTGGCGCGTGCGAACGCGGTCAAGGCGATTACGCCGATGGGCGGCAACCCGCTCGACTATTGCGAGATTGACGAAGAGCGTAAGATTTGGCCGCGTCCCACACCCGAGCGCGGCGAGCTGACAGAGGAAGAGCTCGAGGCGCCGGAGCCGCCCGCGCCTGCGGGTGGAATTGCTGACCCTGACGCGCCGGGAGCATGATGGAACTGAATGCTGGACAGCTCGCCGCACTCGGCCAAAGCGCGCTTGCATGGGCGCGTGCGTACGTCGCGCTTAAAACGGCGCTGATGCAGCAAGGGGTTAACCAAGCCGAAGCCGAGCGCGTCGCTCAAAACGCCGCAAATCTAGCGGGCATGTGGACCGACGAATCAGGCGAGCCGTGCCCGCTCTGCGGCAAGTAGCTAACGCCAGCCCCGGCAAACCCCGCTCACGCTTCTACGAAGTCGCGCACCGCATCGCGCGCCGCTTCGAACCGCCCGTCGCCGCCGCGTTCCTTGCCGCCATCACGAAGCTGCAACGCCAGATCGACGAAGCCGCGCTACGCTCCGGTGTCGCCAGCAAAAACCTGCACCTGATCGATGCGGGCGTTGCAACGGGTGGCGACATCTCGACCATCCTCGACGAAGCAGAGATGGAGGCGGCGCTGCGCCGCGCGGCACAGGCGACGGGCATTGCGAGCGCAGACGTTCTCGCCGATGCGACCGACCTCGATGTGCGGTTCAACGCGACGCACCCGAACGTCGTGCTGTTCGCGCGCACACAGGTCGCGGAGCTGGTCGTGCAGGTTGGCGACGATGTGCGCGAAGCGATCCGCATCGTGGTCGCGCTGGCGCAGCAGCAGGGACTCACAACGGCGCAGCAGGCGCGCGCGATCCGCGAAGTCGTCGGGCTGCCGCCAAACTGGTCGAAGGCGCCGCTCAATCTCGGACAGGAGTTGCGCGAGGGACGCTTCACGCAGTCGCGGCGGCTGTCAGCAACGGATAAGGCGCAGATCAATTCACGGCTCGCGAGGGGCACGGTCGACGAAGCGTTCATCGCGCGCATGCAGTCGAAGTATTCGGCGTCGCTCATCAACCGCCGCGCCCTGAACATTGCGCGCACGGAGTGTCTAACGGCGGACACGCTTGTTGACGCAGCTGTGGTGCGGGCAGTCTTTCGACGCTGGTATGCGGGCGATGTGGTCCAGGTGCGCACTACCAATGGCCGCGAGTTCACCGCAACCCCGAATCACCCAATGTTGACGCGCCGCGGTTGGGTCGCGGCGGGCGAGCTGCGCGATTCTGACGACCTCATCTGCCACGATCGGCAACAGCGTGCGCGTCCGGCGGGACACGAGAACGTACACGCAGGACCAGCCCGCATCGGAGAGATATTTAATACGCTCGCGACAATAGGGCTCGTTGAACGGAAAACTACTGGAAAGCCAGACTTCCACGGCGACGGGATGAATGGCGAGGTCGAGATTGCGCACGCCGACGGGTGTCTGCGCATCGGCAACTTCGCCCCGCTGGGCAAGCCACTCCTGCAAGACGTCCTCGCCCCAGCCGGTATGGTCGGGACGGGATTTTGCGATTGCGATGGCCTTCTTGCGTCTAATCAATCGCTGTGTGTCCGATGCGCTTCGCAGCGGTACGCCCGCGCGACTGGCTATGCGCTGTATCACACTTCGGCTTACGCCGAAGCGCTCTCCGATTTCGGTCGCGGTGCCACCCGCCTTGTACAGTTGTGCGATGTGTTCGGTCGGCAGGTCATCGCGCCGGTTGGCAATTTGGTAGCCGGGCACACTATAGCGGAGCCGGTGCGCTTCTGCGTAACTCCGGGTTACCCCAGCCGCTTTGACGACATCGGTCACCCAGTCGATGCTTGCACGCATGCGCGTGGCTACGGTGGCGCAACTGAGGCCCGAACGATAGAGGTCGATCGCGTTTCGTCTGTCGGAGTCAGGTCGTTTCGGGGGCATATTTATAATTTAGAGACGCCAGCCGGTTACTTTAACATATCCGGCGGGGCGTACACGGGCAACACTCTCCGTGCGTCGCATCATGGCCAGCACGAATCGTGGAAGCAGGCGACGCGGCAGGGCGTGCTGCCGGCGACGGCGCGCCGCGTCTGGATTGTGACGCCCGACGCGCGACTGCGGCCCGAACACGCAGCGATTCCGCGCATGAACCCCGACGGCGTCGGTCTCGACGAACCGTTCCGGACTCCGGACGGCGACTTCCTGAACCCGCCGATCGACCCGAATTGCCGCTGCGGCGTCGGCCTGATATTCCCCGGACTCGCCGGCGTGCTGTAGCAACTTTGTTGACAAGTTTGTTGACAACCGATCCGGGCCGCGTATAGCTTTGCCGCAATCGGGCCCGCGCCCGAAACATCATCGGTCTCTATGTGGCCGGCTCCTCGAGCAATCGGGGCGTCGGCCTTTTTGCTTTTCGCGACAGGAGCTGCGTTGCCGCACGTCACGCTGGCGGTACAGAAGGCCGGACCGGTCCGCACGGAACAGCTGATGGGCCGGGACTTTCGTGTCTTCCCCGCCATCATGGTGCGCTCACAGGTCCTGAACAACAACCTGGGCCGCACGTTCCTCCCCGAAGACGCCATCACACAGGACTGGGCGAACAGCGCGAACAGCGCGCCGGTCGTAGTCGATCATCCGACCAGCCGCGGCGCAGCCATCTCGGCACGTTCGCCCGAAGTGCTGAACGCGCGTGGTGCGGGCTTCCTGTTCAACGCCACCGCAGCCGACGGGCAGCTCAAGGCCGACGTCTTCCTCGACCCGCTACGCGCCGCCGCGATTCCCGAGCTCACGGTCATTTTCGAGAAGCTGGACAAAGGCGAGACCGTGGAGCTGTCGACCGGGTTCCCCGTCTCGGTCAACGCGACGAAGGGCGTGCACAACGGCAAGGAATACGACGTCGTGCTGACACCCGGCGGCTTCGATCACCTGGCCATCTTCGGCACCAAGGTCGGCGCGTGCAGCATCAAGGATGGTTGCGGGCTCGGCATCAATCACGAAGGCCCCTGCGAAAACTCAACCGTGCCGCAGCCGCCGGTTGATGCCGAGTCCGTGATCAAAGAGCCGAAGTGGAAGCAGTTTCTCGGCAAGGCCGCGCGCTCTCTCGGCTTCATGCCCTCGCTCAACGAATCCGACGACGACCGCCGCCAGCTGATCACGAACGCGCTGCGTGCACGCTACGCCGCGGCCGCCTCGAGCGCGACGTACGTCTGGATCGAAAGCATGGACAGCGTCGCGAACGAAGTCGTCTGGACCGTCGAAGGCGACCCGGCCAACGCCGGACTCTTCCGCGCGACGTTCGAGATCTCGCAAAACGGCGGTGTTTCCATCGGCGATGCGACGAAGGTGCGTCGTGTCACCGAGTTCAGGCCCGTTGCGAACGCTTCGGGCGATCAATCTACGGAGGGACACGCAATGGACAGAAAGCAGATGATCGCCCAGCTGGTCGCAGCCGGCCCGCTGGATGAGGCGGCGCTGAATAAGCTGAGCGACTGCCAGCTCAAGGCGCTCGCGCAGCCGGCAGCGAACGCCGAGCCGCAGGGCGACGGCTGGGAAGCCGCGCACCGCTACCGCGCCGAGCTCGAGCAGCTCAAGGCGAAGACCGCGAGCGCGGTCGAGAACGAGAACAAAGAGCGCGCGCGCATGCTCGATGACCTGCTCTACAACCGCAGCGCGCTGCCGTGGAGTGAGCAGGAGATCAAGGCCATGCCGTTCGAGCAGCTGCGCAAGGTGCACGCGCTCGCGTTCCCGGTGCAGAACAGCTACACCGCGCGTGGCGGGCCGCACGCGCAGAACGCTGGCATCGACACCAGCTTCGTGCGCGGCATCCTCGACGGGCCCGTCGGTCACTCCGTGCTCGATGGCAAGAAGGAGGCGCACTGATGCCGCGCAACGCGATTCTGCTGCGTGGTGATGCCGAGCAGCTGAGCGGCATCGTCACAACGGCAACGATCACGCCGGGCATGCTGGTCGAGCACACCTCGACCAACGGGTTCCGGCGCCATGCGACCGCAGGGGGCGCCGCCGGCGCATTCTTCGCCCGCGAGCAGCATGAGAACAACGGCGCCGGCATTGACGACGCGATTGCGGTCGGCGATGAGGTGACCGTGCTGGCGTGCGAGAAGGGCTCGATGGTGAACGCGTACACGACCGACACCATCGCACGCGGCAACTTCGTCGAGTCTGACGGCGTCGGTGGTGTTCGCGTGTTCGCGGCCGGTGTCAAACTCGGTGTGGCCAACAGCGCGTCCGATCTGTCGGGCGACGTTGGCCGCGTCGAAATCATCATCCTGTAAGGGGGGACGCTACCATGATCCACGCGCACAACAACGGCGTCCTCGCCGCGGGGTTCCCGCGCCAGTTCATCCGGAACGGCGTGGTCGACCGGGAAGCGATGTTCCGCTACCTGGTCGAGAACAACGTGCTGCGCGAAGACGCCACACGGCAAATCGAGGAAGCGCTGACGCGCGTCTCTCGGCGTGACCTCGTCGGCATCGCGGACCTGCGTGCTGCCGGTCTCACCGTCTCGCTCCGCAACATCGGCGTCACGTCGTTCGAGTTCGACCGCGTAACACCGGTCGGCGAGGCGACGCAGTCGATGTCGATCCTGAATCTCGGCGAGCGCGACCGCGCCACGTTCGCGCGCACGGCGATCCCGGTGCCCGTCACCGCGTCGCAATTCGAGATGGACGCGCGCGAGGTTGCGGCCGGCGGCGTCATCGGCCAGTCGGTCAGCACGACGAACATCGAGGAGCACACGCGCTCCGTCGCCGAGAAGCTCGAGGACACGCTCTTCAACGGCTCCGATGTCGTGCTGGGCGGCAACGGCATTCCCGGCTACACCACACTCACCACGCGGGAGACGCTGTCGTTCACGCAGGGTGCGTGGACGTCGCCGACCGGCGTTTCCGGTGCGGTTGCGGACGTGATCGCAGCGCGGGCGGCGCTCCGCGACAACGGCTTCACCGGGCCGTACACGCTGTACCTGCCGACGAACTTCGATGGTGTGCTGGACGACGACTACAAGGCCGAGTCCGACCGCACGCTGCGCGAGCGGCTGCTCGCGTTCGACGGCATCAACCAGGTCAAGGTCGCGCCGGCACTGGCCGACGACAACGTGGTGCTCGTGCAGATGACGCGCAGTGTCGTCGAGCTCGCGGTCGGTCAGGACATCACGACCGTGACGTGGGACCTGATGGGCGGGCTGGCGACGCGCTGGGCGATCCTCGCCGTGCTCGTGCCGGCGCTCAAGGCTGCCGCCGCACGTGCGCCGCTGTCCGCGGGCGTGCTGCCGGCGCTCACGACTGCATCCGGTATCGCACACATCAGCTAAAGAGGCAACATGGCCACCGCGACGTTGCAGGAACGGCAGGAACAGCGCACGCAGGACATCGAGACGAACCGCGATCTCGGTGTCTTCCAGCAGGACCGTCAGGCGACGGACGTCGTGTACGAAGTGCTCGACGGCCGGCACCGGCTGAACAACGGCCAGACGCTCGGCCCGGGCATGCGGTTCCACCCGACGCACGAGCAGGTCGCAGGCAACACGCTGCGGGGCAAGGTCCGTGAGCTGACCGCGCGCGAGGTGCGCGAGCTGCGCACGGCGAGCCGCAGCTTTGCTGGCGCCAATTTCAAGGAGATGGAGCTCAAGTCGCTGCCGACGCTCACGGGCCGAGTGCTCGCGTTCGCGGTCGAGAACGATCTCACGCTCGCGGACTTCGAGGGCACAACGCCGAGCGGCGCGGGCGGCAACTACACGAAGGCGGACGTCGAGGCCATCATCGCGAACCGCGCGAACTGACGGGCCGTGCGGGCTGCGGTGGCCAGGTGCGGTCCAGTATAGGGGTCGGTCGCATTTACTTACCGGTCGATGCGTCGGCCCCTATGCACTTGAAGGAGTAGAGACGTGGCACGAGTGCTCTTCGATGCAGTGCAGGCGCTGGACCGCGCGTTCGCGTCCATCACCGATGAGGAAGTCATCGAGGACGCGATCGATACGGCATCGCTCTGGATCGACAACAATCTCGTACCACACACGTCCTACGACGATGCCACGCTCGCGCAGATCGAAAAGTATCTCGCGGCGCACCTGCTCTTCACCGGCCAGGTCGGCTTGCAGCTGGTCGAAGCGCGCCGCGTCGATGTCTCCGAGAAATACGCCGAGATGGGCAAGGGCCAGACAAGCCGCCATATCGGCGTTGCGGTCGCACTGGACCCGTCCGGCCGCGTTGCCGAAGCCTGGGCTGGCGGCAAGCGCGCGATCATGCGCGTCGGCGACGGCTACAACTTCAGGGCCGTGTCATGACGCAGCTGCTGCAGGTCACGCAATCGCTGCCGACCGAAACGCTGCTGTACGAGACGCCAGTCACGTGGGACGCGCAGAACCTTCCCACGTACGCGGCGCCGGTCAGCTTCGCAGCAAATGTCGTGGAGGGTGACGTCGTCGGGCAGCGCGGCCGTGGCGCGCAGTTCATCAATCAGCGTGACGGCACGCAGCTGCACATCCCGCTCACGCTGTACGTGCGTGGCGATGCGCCGAACGTGCCCGACAAGGAAGCGCGCATCACACGCGGCGGCGAGACGTTCATCGTCGTCGAGCGTTTGACGGTCGCGGGGCTCTGGCACACGGCGGCCGAGCCGGATCACTACCGGCTGCGCTGCAGGAAGGAGTAGCAATGCGCCATCCGCCGCATCTGCCACCGAGTCCACGCTGATGCCGCGCGTGCGCATTCGGGGCCTGCGTGAATCGGTCCGCGCGATTGAGGAGCTGGCGCGCGCGGGCGGCGAGGAGCTCGTGCAAGGCGTGCGCGTGCTCGGCGAGCAGATCATGACCGATGTGAAGACGACGCGGCCTGGCGCCGGTGTGCCGCGCGATGAAGGCATACTCGCGGGCAGCGGGACCGTGGACGGTCCTGATCAGACTGGCAAGGTCGATCTCTCGTTCGGCGGTGCTGCAGCGCCGTACGCGCTCCGGCAGCACGAAGACCTGACGCTGCGTCATACGATCGGCGAAGCGCGCTATCTGATCCGCGGCCTCGAGCGCGCCGTCAATGCCGGCAAGCCGATCGACATCCTGCGCGCACAGGCGGACGAAGCCATGCAGCGCGCGCGGCGGGCGTATGGGGCTGGTTGATGACGTTCAGACGCACCTGCAGTCGCTGAGCCCGGACATCATCGACGGCGCGACCGGCTGGCCATCGTCGCGGCGCGCAGTGCATGACCGGTCCGATCAGCTGGTCGTGTTCACGGAGGATGCGGGACTCGAGCCGGAGACGCCGGCGCCCGCGGGCACGATGGGCGACAGTGCGTTGATGGAGCCGGCAATCCAGGTGCGCGTGCGCAGCGGGCCAGGCCAGAGCGATGCGGCGCGGGCGAAGATGCAGGAGATCATCGACGTGCTGCACGGCGTGCTCAGCCAGACAATCGGCTCGACGCACTACCTGCGGATCAAGGCGCAGACGAGCGAACCCGCGTTCATCGGGTTCGATGTCAGAGGCAGACCCGAGTTCACAATGTCGTTCCGTGCGCTTCGCGCGGTCATGGTTTCAACATAGGGAGATGCGAAAATGCCTGCATTCTCAGCGCATGGAAGCTCGGTAACGTTCGACTCCGTCCCGGTCGGCGGCCTGACAACGATCAGCTTGCCGGACCAGACCAAGGACGAGATCGAAGTCACGTCGCACGATTCACAGGGCTGGCGCGAGTTCGTTGCGGGCCTCCGTGACGGCGGTCGTGTCACACTGGCCGCGCGGCTCGTGCCCGAAAACGCTGGTCAGCAGGCGCTCGACGCGAACTTCGACGAAAACGGCGATGTCGCGCGCGAGGTCGTGATCACGACAGCACCGGACCGCGACAGCAACGTGCGCATCTACACGTTCCAGGCCTACGTCTCGAACACGGGCGGCGAGCTGCCGTTCGACGACGCAGCCGAAGTCAACTGGGAGCTGCGCATCACGGGACTCGTCGAGAAGAACAGCATCTGATATGGCACCGATTAACGGCGTACCGATCGAACTGGGGCCCGAGAATGGGCCCCTCGAGCGCTATGTGCTGCGCTTCACGCAGGCATCGTTCATCGCCATCGAGCAGCAGACGGGGCTCGCGTTCCTCGAGCTGCGCAACCGTCTCGCGGTCGGCAGCTTCATTGCGATCCGTGCGCTGCTCTGGGGCGGGCTGATCCACGCGGACCCGAAGCTCGCGATTGCCGACGTCGCACCGCTCATCGACACGAAGCGGTTCGAGGAGATCGGCACCGCGCTGGCCAAGGCGCTCGCGCAGGCGCTCGGCGACGATCAGGAATCAGAAGCGGGAAAAGAGCTACCGGCATCCGCCTGACGCCGCTCCGGGCGTGGGCGAAGTGCGTGGCCGCAGGAGTTCCGGACGATCTGTACTGGCAGTGCACGCCGTTCGAGGTCGGCGCACTGCTCGACGAGATTGCCGAACGAGAGTCCAGCCAGGAGCGCAATGCCACGCTTCGGGCTGGACTCATTGCGTCGGAGGTCCGCAACACGATGCGCACGAAGCGCACGGACAGGGTCTGGGGTCCGCGCGACTTCCTGAAAGAGAAGACGACGGTGCTCGGACCCGAACATCTGGCAGGGGCAATGGACGCGTTCATGCGAACGCATAACCGGCAGATCGCCAGAGCATGACGACGATCGGCACTGCAACGCTCGAGCTACGCGGCGAGTCCGCGCAGTTCATCGCGTCCATGCAGAAGGCCGGACGCGCCTTTGAAGCGTTCGGCGCGAATATCGAAGGCAAGTTCAAGCGCTTCGACAAGGAATTCGACAGGAGCTTCGGCGCGCTCGGCGAGCGGATGGCCGGCTTCGGCCGCAAACTCTCGACGCACGTTACGCTGCCGCTCGCGGCGCTCGGCACCGGCATTGTCGCCGCCGGCACGAAGATGGACACGCTGCGCCGCGCACTGCTCGCGGTTGCCGGATCCGCCGAGGAAGCGGACCGCCAGTTCGCGGAGCTGGTCGAGGTCGCGAAGTTGCCGGGGCTGGGGCTCGCCGAAGCGGTACAGGGCTCGGTGCGGCTGCAGGCGGTTGGCGTCGATGCGCGCGTTGCGGCACGGTCGCTAACGGCGTTCGGCAACGCGATCGCGACGACGGGCGGCGGCCGCGGCGAGCTCGAGCGCGTGACCGTGCAGCTCGCACAGATGCTCGCCAAGGGCAAGATCCTGCAGCAGGACCTGCGTTTCATCATCGAGAATGCGCCCGCCGTCGGCAAAGCACTGCGCGACGCGTTCGGCACGGTCGACCCGCAGGAGATCGAAGCGCTCGGCCTCTCGACCGATCAGTTCCTCGACGCACTGCTCACGCAGCTCGAGAAGCTGCCGAAGGTGACGGGCGGGCCGCGCAACGCGTTCGAGAACCTGCAGGACTCGCTGCTGCGCGCCGGCGACGCGATCGCCAAGACGTTCCTGCCCGCGTTGACGAAGCTGGTCGACGCGTTCGGCGGCTTCCTCAACCGCATGGATCAGGTCAATCCGGAGACATTGCGCTGGGCTGTGTCGATCGGGCTGGTCGCTGCGGCGATGGGGCCGCTCATCGCGATTGCGGGCAACTTGGTGACCGTGCTCGCGACGCTCGTCACCGTGTTCAATATCGGACTCGGCACTGCGCTGGCGGTTGGCGGGCCGTTGCTGATCGGGCTGGCCGCTCTGGCCGCGCTGTTCATCAAGAACAAGATCGAAGCTGCTGCTGCCGCCGCCAGCATCAAGGACTTCAATTCCGTGCTGCAGGGCACATCCGGCATCGCGGTGCAGGAGCAGATCGACCAGCTCGAGCGGCTGCGTCGGCTCATCTCGCTGCAGGGTGGCGCGCGCTCCAAAGATGCGCAATCGCTGACCAAGGCGCTCGGTATTGCGGACGATCCGGACGACATCGCGAACAACGTCGGGCTCGCGCTCGAGACGATCGACTTCCGGCTGCAGCTGCTGCGCAAGCGGATCAAGGAGCTGCACAGCGAAACCGGTGGCGGCGGTACCAAGCCCATCATCACGCCGCCCGACCCGAAAGACTTCGACGAAGTGTTCAACGCGCTCGTGCGTGTGGTCGAGCTCGGCATCGCGTCGCGCGAGGAGACACAGAAGCTGCGCGACATCATGCTGCAGCAGCGTTTGATCGGGCTGGACCTGACGGTCGACGCCGAAAAGCGTGCGGACGCACTGGAACGCTCTCGCACGGCGGCGGAAGCGCTGCTCGCTATCGCGCGGACCACTGTCGGGGTGGGGGATGTGCGTCGCGCGAATCTGCCGCAGCCCGGCACCGTGTCGGCGGGAAATATTCCCACGGCTGACGCGCTGCGCCGCGAGCTGGAAGAGCTAAAAGAAAACAAAGCACTGCAACAGTTCCAGGCCGTCGCGCTGACGATCGCCAGCAATGTCGGCGATGCGTTTGTCGACGCGGCATTTGGTGCCAAGGACGCGTTCAGCAACTTTGTACGGGCTGCACTCGCCGACCTGGCGCGACTCGCAGCGCGCATGCTCAT